CATTAAATACATCCATGCTGTCCACTTCATGGCATGGAAATTGAAGTTGAAGACTATGTACTATTGTCGCTCAGACAAGATCGCTAAAGCTGATAAAGTGTCTAAGCGTATTGAACGAGAAATTATCAAAGAGATTAACTTACATGATCTGACAGAAGGTAACGAATGTCTAGCATGCGAGGGTTGATATGGATGCCTACGACATCTCTGATAAAATAAAAAAGTATTGGTGCGCCATTGTTCCAAAGAACAGTGGTGAAATAACCAAATCCAAAAATAAAGTTAAAGTTGTCATTAACACACCAGAAGGTTATCGCGAAGTTATTGGGGTCCATATCCAAGACGATATGATTGAATTAGATTTAGACAAGGAATAATAATGATTAAAAAAGTCGCTACTCGTTTGACGGATACACGTGATTCGTTCAAACCATTTAATTACCCATGGGCATATGACGCATGGTTGAAGCATGAACAGGCACACTGGTTACATACTGAAGTGCCGATGGCAGAAGACGTGAAGCAGTGGAAGAAGTCTTTAACTGAAGAAGAAAAACAGTTCCTGACTAACATTTTCCGTTTCTTCACACAAGGTGATATCGATGTGGCTGGTGGATATGTTAAGAATTATCTGCCATATTTTCCACAGCCAGAAGTACGAATGATGTTAATGGGATTTGCTGCTCGTGAAGCATTACACATTGCTGCTTATTCTCATCTGATTGAAACTCTGGGTCTACCAGAATCAACTTATAACCAATTCTTGGAATACCAAGAGATGAAGGATAAACATGACTACGTTCTTGACATTTCTAGTCGCAATGGGACAACTAGTAGTACTGCTGAGCATATCGCTGTGTTTAGCGCATTTACTGAGGGGATGCAGCTCTTTAGTTCTTTTATTATGTTGCTTAATTTCCCTCGCCATGGTCTTATGAAAGGTATGGGACAAATTGTTACATGGTCTATTGCCGATGAAACAATCCATGCTGAATCAATGATCAAGTTGTTCCGTGAATATATTAAGGAAAATCCAGAAATCTGGAATGATGAACTTAAAGGTAAAATTTACACCATCGCCGAAAAGATGGTTGAACTTGAAGATAAGTTTATTGACTTATCATTCTCTGGTACTCATATGAGAGAACTTGAGCCAGAAGATGTTAAGAAATACATTCGTTACATTGCAGATCGTCGTTTGATCAGTCTTGGTATGAAAGGAATCTTCAAGGTTAAAAAGAATCCTCTTCCATGGGTTGAGGAAATGATTAATGCTCCAGTACATGGTAACTTCTTCGAGAACCGTGTAACTGACTACGCTAAAGGTGCGTTGTCTGGTGACTGGGGAGATGTATGGGGGAAGGCAGCATGACAACGAAGCACTTTGAATGCGAAGAATGTGGAGCACGTGGTAAGATAATCATCAAGACAGAAGAAAGACTTGAGGATATCGTCTACTGCCCAGTTTGTTCTGCAGATATTTACGAAGAAGAAGACTACACAGAGGAAGAATAAATAATCTAGTCACTTGTCACTGGATTATTTTAATGTGGTATTACGAAGGAAATGTTGTTGAAGAATTACCAGAAGATTGTGTTGGTTTCGTTTACGAAATTACCAACATAACCAACAACAGAAAATACGTAGGAAAAAAACTAGCCAAATTCTCTAAGACCACAACTAAAACTGTGGTCTTAAAGAATGGCACAAAAAAGAAGAAAAAGATTAAGTCGAAGATTGACTCTGATTGGATGGATTATTATGGTTCTAGTATTGAATTGAATAAGGATGTTGAAACTCTTGGTAAGGATAACTTTCTAAGAGAAATTCTTTTCTTCTGCAATTCAAAGGCTGCGTGTTCTTACATTGAGGCACGTGAGCAATTTAATAGAAAGGTGCTTGAGAGTGATGCATATTATAACGGACAGATATCTGTTAGAGTGCATGGTTCTCACATAAAAAATAAATTATGATGACATATCTACTCTTTGGTACTGCGCTGGGATTATCAGCATGTGCCGCATACTATTCAGTCATGGGTCTGATTGCGATCTTCGCAGCAGCACCCATTCCCATTTTAATAATGGGTTCATTACTTGAGGCATCGAAACTTGTCGTTGCTTCATGGTTGTATCGTTCGTGGAAAAATATTCCTAAGTTGCTTAGAGGATATTTTACACTTGCGTTAGTTGTACTGATGATGTTAACTTCAATGGGTATCTTCGGATATCTTTCTAAGGCACACTTGGATCAGGCAATACCAACTGGTGATGTCTCAGCGAAGTTATCTCTAATAGATGAAAAAATTAAAACCGAAAAGGAGAACTTAAATGCAAGTCGTAAAGAACTTTCTCAACTCGATTCTCAAGTTGATCAAACCCTCAGTAGAACCACAGAAGCCAGTGGAGCAGAGCGTGCCATTTCCATTAGAAGAAGCCAGCAAAAAGATCGTAGCCGAATCCTCAACGAAATCGGCACCACGCAAACCAAAATCTCCAAACTCAACGAAGAACGTGCGCCGATCGCCAGCGAAGTCCGCAAAGTCGAAGCAGAAGTCGGACCAATAAAATACATTGCAGCAATCATCTATGGTGATAATGCGGATGCCGATGTTTTAGAAAAGGCAGTTCGTATTGTCATTATGTTGATTGTTGTTGTATTTGATCCACTTGCTGTTTTGATGTTGGTAGCTGCAAACTGGAATCAGAAGCATACTAATCAACAGGCTGGCTTGGAAGTTTTTGCTGGAAAAGCAGAAGTAGTACAACAACCACCAGAAGAAGAAAAACATGAGCCATTTATCAAGGAATCATGGAAAGAATTCTTCAATAAGCCAGCGGAACCAGAGCCATTACCCGAAGACTCTAGACCAATAATTAAAGATTTCTTCAAGAAAAAAGAAGAAGAAAAACCAGTGGAAACTGGAAACACATACGAAGTAAAATTAGTCGATGACGTGACGACTGGTGACTATGTTGAACTTTTATCCCCAGAGCATGACTCTATGGGAAGAAGAATCAATCCAGTCTAAAAAATGCCTAAATACAATGAAAGAAGGAACGTGATCTGAAGCAGTAATTTGGTTTTTCTATATCATATCCAATAATTATAACTATAAACGGAGATGATAGCCAAAAACTATCAGATAACATGATTAAAAACAGCACGACCGCACGCAGTCTGCCGAGTAAAGTGACTGCAATGGTAACAGCGTTACTATTGACAGTAATCCCATTTGCAGATGCATTAGCAGTAGACCCTATTGTAACTGATTCAACAAGTAGATCTACCTCAGACTCTACATCAACAAGTACTAGCACAAGTACCAGTGTTCAGACTAGCAACAGTACAAGTACGAACACTAACAATGGTAGCACAACTACCAAAGTAATTTCCCCTCCTCCAACTGCCGTAGCTCCAGCTGTCACAATTATCAATTCCGATGTTTGTGCCGTTGGTTATTCAGGTGCAGCTCAAACTCAAATTCTTGGTATCTCTTTCGGTGGTGCCACTACAGACTACAACTGCGAGCGTCTAAAGTTAGCACGTGGTGTGTATGATATGGGTATGAAAGTTGCCGCAGTAGCTATCATGTGTCAAGACGAACGTGTATTCTCTGCTATGATGAATGCTGGAACACCATGTCCAGTTGACGGTAAAATTGGTGAACAAGCCAAAGCAATTTGGGAAGCTGAACCAGATCGTAAGCCACAGAAAATCAAGAGTAAGAACTAATGAAGTTTGTAGCAATACTAATTACTGCATTTGCAATTGCAGGGTTGGGACACTGCAATAAAGTTCATGCACAAGTAGTTTTTAATCCACAGGGTATGACAGTGACACCAGTAAATGGTGGAACTGGAACAATCGTATCAGTGCCACTTCCTGGTGGTGCTGGTCTTGCTGTATCTGTGGCAACTGGTTCTGCTGCATTACCACTTGAGAATATTGCTAACACTGCTGGCGCAAGACAACTACGCTTGGGTGATGATAGCATGGCCAATGTCCCACTTGGATTCACATTTCCATTTTACGGCCAAAACTTCACTAACAGTTGGATGTCATCAAATGGTTTTGTGAGTTACACTGGTAACATTGGTGGCGCAGGTTGCTGTGGTGGTCAGAATCTGACAACATTGAGAGATTCTCAGTATAACTACATGATTGCGCCATTATGGACTGACTTAATTGACACAACTGGCAATGCCACATGGTATAAAGGTACTGCCAATTCTATGACTTATGGTTGGTATGGTACTAAAGAATATGGTACTAACAATTCAAACACATTTGAATTGAACATTAACTCTGGTGGTGGCATCAATGTTAAGTACGGTGGCGCTTTTGTTTCTACTGGCCATACAGTTACTGCTGGTATGACTGGAGATTTATCTAAAGGCGAATACTTTCAGTACTACCATGGGCAAGGGTTCAGCGCACCATCTACTGGTTTAAGCTGGTCTGCCAACGGAACTGCACCAGTGGATCAATGTATGATTAATCCGCTATCTTCGCCATCATGTCCAGGATACGCTGCAGCATATACTTCTCAGCAATGTAGAGTTAGCGCATTATTTGATCCATCATGTCCAGGATATGCCGCAGCTTATGTTGTTCAGCAGTGCACAATCAATCCATTATTCAACGCCACATGTCCAGGATACCAACAGGCATATACAGATCAACAGTGTTCATTAAATCCACTGTTCAATAATACATGTGCTGGGTACGCTCAAGCGTACCATGATCAACAATGTTCAATCAACTCTTTATACGCAACTGATTGTCCAGGATACGCAGCAGCTTATCTAGATCAACAGTGTTCTTTGAATCCATTATACTCAACAACATGTTCTGGGTATCAACAGGCATACCACGACCAGCAGTGCACAATCAGTCCATTATACGCAAGCGATTGTCCAGGATACGCGACTGCCTACCATGACCAGCAGTGTTCATTGAATCCTCTCTACGCAACTGACTGTCGTGGATATGCTCAAGCGTACCATGATCAACAGTGTACTGCCAATCCACTTTATGCGACAGATTGTATAGGATATCGTCAGGCATACTTCAATCAACAGTGTTCCTTGAGTGGACTGTATGATAAAGCATGTCCAAATTATTCAACTGCCTACGCAACTAAGATGTTACTTGAGCAACAGAATGCGGCAAGTACGGTGGTAACTACACCTGTCGTTGCGGCACCAGCTCCAGTTGTAACTACGACAACCACAACAACATCGTCACCAACTACCACTACGTCTTCAGTTACACCAACTGTGAGTTCAAGTGGAACAGTGGCAACAACACCATCGGCAACTGGCAATGCCACTGTCGATAAAGCAATCGCAGCACCAGTTGCTTCTGCCGCACCAGCAGCAGCTCCAGCTGCACCTGTTCAATTAGTTGCTGCGGCACCTGCTCCAGCTGCACCAACTCCTGCGTCACCATCTCAACAGGCATCTAATGATAAGAAGTCTGATGACAAACCAAGTGG